GTGCGCTACGTCCGCCAGAAGGACCGCGCCGAGCTCGGCGACCTCCTCGACTTCCGCGACATCAACAGCCTGATCGACGCCTTCCAGGCCGCGTTCGCGGAGGCGTTCCCGCAGGGGGAAGGAATGGCCCCGGCGGGGCCGTACACGGACGTGACACTGCCGGACACCTTCCGTGGGACGAGCTCTACTACGTCGGCACCGTCACCCTCCACCGCAGCGACGCCGCCTTCTGGGAGCTGACCCTCGCCCAGCTCATGACCCTCGTCGCGCAGCACCGCATCGCCCAAGGGGGCGAGACCGCGAAACCGGCCGAACCTGCCGACGGGGCCAGCCTGCTCAGCTTCGCCGCGATGCGCCGCACCTGAAAGGAGGTGACCGATGTCGACACCCTCCGGAGACCCGGACCTCACCGGACGGCTACGCCTCGACCTGTCCGGCCTCATCTCCGGCCTCCAGCGGGCACGCACCACCACCCGCCGACAGATCGACGGCCTCGTCCGCGACGCCAACGGCCGCCTGCGCGACGCCAACGGCCGATTCGTCTCCGAAGTCCAACGGAACACGCGCACCGTCGGCAGCTTGTTCTCGTCACTCGGCACCGGGATCCGGCAGATCGCCACGACGATCGTGTCGGTCGGCGCGCGGATGGCCGGCAGCTTCGCCCTCGCCGGGGCCGCGATCGGCGGCGTCCTACCGATCGTCGCCGGGCTGGTCGCCGCCCTCTCCAACATCGCGCCCGCGGCCGCCGTAGGCGTGTCCGCGATGCTCGCCATCCAGTTGGCCGCTGGCACGCTGAAGTTGGCGATGGTCGGCGTCGAGGATGCGATCTCTGCCGCGCTGGATCCGGAGGGTGCGGAAGCCTACGCCGAGGCGATTAAGAAGCTGTCGCCGGAGGCCCGGAAGTTCACTGATGTCCTGCGCGAGATGGCGCCGGAGCTGGACGAGTTCCGCCGGCAGGTGCAGGACAGAGTTTTCGCCGACTTCAGCACCGAACTTACGAAGACCGCCAAGTCCGTACTACCAAGCCTCAAGCAAGCTCTGCTCGACACCGGCGACAGCCTCAACGCCATGGCCAAGGGCGTGGCCGAATCCGCCCGTGACCTCAGTGACCGGGGCATTTTCGGGAAGGCTGTCGACTCGGCCACCACCTCCCTGGAATCCATGGAGCAGGTACCCGGCCGGATCACCACGTCGCTCGGTCTGCTGGCCGCAGCGTCCGGCCCGTCGCTGGAGCGGATCGCGAAAAAGGCCGACGAGGTCAGCGCCAGGATCCTCGAGTCCCTGACGCAGTCGTTCGAGTCGGGTGAGCTGGAGGGCTCCATCGATGGTGCGCTCGAATTGTTCGAGCAGATGGGCCGCATCGTCCGCAACATCTTCGGCGGCCTCAAGAACATCATCGGCGGAGTGACCACCGAAGCGGGCAGCCTGTTCTTCATCCTGGAGGAGCTCTCCGGGGCGTTCGAGCGGCTGACCGCGTCGGAGGAATTCCAATCCATCCTCCAGCAAATCGTGCGGACAGCGGACGAGCTGGTGCAGCAGGTCATGCCGCTGCTGAAAGAAGCGTTCGAGCAGCTCGCCCCCGTCATTGAGGAAATCGGCCCGCCGCTCCAGGACTTCATTCGGGAAGTCGGCCCCGAATTGCAGCCGCTCCTTAAGGAGCTCGGCCCGATCCTGAAAGACCTGGCGATCATTTTCCGCGAGCAACTTCCCTTTGCAATCAAGGTGTTGAAGGTTGCACTCGAGATCCTGGGCATCGTCCTGAAGGGTGTCCACTGGGTACTGGAGACGCTGATCATTCCGGCCGTAAGGAAGGTCGCGCAGGTCCTCAACAGTGATTTCGTCAAGGCGCTCTACTCCACCTCTCGTGAAGCGTCGGGCAAGATCGGAGAAGTCGTCCGGAAATTCGAGTGGTTCCGCTCATCGGTGGCGACCGTACTGCGTACCTCAGCCGGAAGACTCTGGGATTTCCTGGTGTCCGTGGGCAGCGTCACCCAGGGCGTCGCGCGCTCAATGAACGATGTAATCGACATCTTCTATGAGATGCCCGGCACCATTCGCTCCGCTGTCGGCGACCTCGGCGGCATTCTGTGGGACGCGGGCTGGCGCGTCATCGGCGGACTCATCGCCGGTGTCCGGGCCCGCATCGGCGAACTCCGCAGCCTCCTCAACAGCGTCACGAACATGATCCCCGACTGGAAGGGTCCTGCCGAAAAGGACGCCCGCCTCCTCACCCCGAACGGCGAATTGCTGATGGAGGGCCTCATCGCCGGTATCGACGCCACCACCGGCCAACTCCGGGCCCGACTCGCCGACATCACCCGCAGCCTGCCCGGCATGCTCTCCATCCCAGGCCTCACCGGCGGGGCACTGAGCCTCGCCGGTCCCGGGCTGCTGCCGGCCGCTGCTCCGGCCGCGGCCGCTGGGGGGCACACCTTCAACCTTTACGGGGCCGACGCGTCGCCGGACGGCATCCTGCGCGCCATGTCCTGGAGCGCACTTGTGGGAGGCACCAGTGGCTAACGGCAAGTTGGGCCGGATCCAGTGGGATGGCCTCCTCTTCGGGCCCGGATCCCCGTACCACGTCACCACGATCGTCGGTCTCGACGACATGCCCGACGTGCGCTCCGAGGACGTCGAACGGCCCGGCCAGCACGGCGACTACACCGGCCCCGACTTCACGGCCGCGCGGACGATCCAACTCGGCCTGTCGCTGATCGGCGACAGCCCGGACCATCTGCGGGAGCTGGTCCTCGCCCTGCGCGCCGCAACCCAGCCGCAGGCATCCCCCGCCCCACTCGCGTTCCTCGACCAGGACACCCTGATCTACGGCAAAATCCGGCGCCGCAGCATCCCGTACGACGCCGAACACCTGTGGCGCACCGGCACCGCAGCCCTTGAGGTGTACTGCGCCGATCCGTACCTGTACGGGCTCGACGAGCGCTCCGACTCCACCACCGCCTACAGCCCGGCCGCCGGCCGTACGTACCCGCTGGTGCACCCGCGCACGTACGGCAGCGCGGGAGAGTCCGGCCGCATCACCGCCCTCAACGCCGGATCCAGCGACGCCTACCCCGTGCTCCGCATCGACGGCCCCGTCGCCAACCCGAGCATCGAGCAAGTGACGACCGGCCAGTCCCTCGTCATCGACGCCACCCTCCAACTCGGCGAATACCTCCTCATCGACACCCGCACCCGCGCCGTCCTCTACCAGGGCACCAGCCCCCGCCGTACATGGGTCCGCGCCGGATCCACCTGGCCACTGCTACTGCCCGGAGAAAACGAGATCGCCTACCGCGGCGGCCCCGTGGGCGGCGGCGCCGGCACCCCATCCCTGCTCACCGTCACCTGGCGCGACACGAGCCTGTAAGGAAGGACCACTGATGGCTGTCATCAACCCCCCGCCGTGGATGCAGGCCGGGTCGTACTCGGCCGCACACGACCGGCTCGTCGTCACCAGCCTGCTCGCCTACCCCGGTTTCCTCGTGGACGAGGCGACCCCGATGCGGATCCGGCAGGGCGTCCGCCCCTCCTACCAAAACCAGCAGCTGAAGGTCCGCGCCGCCGCCACCCCGAACATGACCGTCATCGTGTCCGCCGGCATGTGCTTCATCGACAACCACGACAGCGGCGGCCGCGGCACGTACGTGTGCGTCAACGACGCCGACGTCGTCCTCACTATCGCGCCTGCGGGCGGGGCCGGCCAGTTCCGCAAGGACTGCGTCGTCGCCTCCGTCTACGACGCTGAGACCGCAGGCAGCGTCTCCGAGTGGCGGCTTGAAGTGATCGAGGGCGCCTACGCGGCATCGGCTGGTGCGGCCGTCCGGCCGTCGCTGCCGCCGAACGCCCAGATCTTGGCCGACATCGCGATCGGCCCGTCGCAGACCAGCGTGGCCGCCGCGAACATCACCGACATCCGCCAGTACAGCGTCGGCCTCGGCGGCCTCCTGCCCGTCACGTCCTCGAGCGCGCCGAACCGGCCGCATCCGGGCCAGCTGTTGTATTTGATGGACACGGATGAGGTCCGCATCGGCAAGTTGGACGGGACGTCGCGGGAGATCACGCCGGACCCGCCGATGATGGTCGTCACCGGGGCGCCGAACCTCACCGCCCACGCCTCCACCTACTTCACCCTGGCGTTCAACGCGAAGGTCGCCTCGTCGGGCGGCACGTCGTGGTCGTCGTCGACGAACCCCAGCCGGATCACCGTCCCGAAGGCCGGCACGTACGCGGTCAACGGCCGGATCGTGTGGCCGGGAACGCTCACCGCCGAAGGGCGTGC